GCTAGCTTGTCCGTTCACTGTGTTGGCAAACTCGTTGATGCTCCACCAAGTAAGCCACCACTGGGCGCCGACACTTAGGTCATATTTGTATCGCTCGGGCGTCATCAGAACGGCTCGACGACACGGGCGGGACGACGCTCAGCCAGTGTATGCGCGATACCCGACAGGGTAGCTTGCGATTTGACATGTGCGATATCGCGGCCGGGGTGGTTGTTGCCCGGCTTGGCGCGCCACTGATGGCGTTCCTTGTAGACACGCCACGGGTTACCCTGCCCGTCATAGGCGACATACTCGCCATGGTGGTAGGCAGAGGGTTCGACATTGGGGGGAAGAGCGGCCATGATGTTACCTTTCGAAGTAAGGGCCGTGTGTGGTTACTTGGTAATGGCGTAGATCAAGAACGCCACAGCGTAGACAGCAACCGCAGCAGCATACCCGATCATGATAGCGGCACCGATAGGTGCGCCCAAGGAGCCGGCGATGAACGCGGCGATGAACGCCACAGCGCCGGAAATAACGAACGCAATATCCATGATGTTACCCTCCGGGGTATACAGGTGTTATGGTGCAGCGGTGGTTTCGTGTATGCGCGGATAGTCAATGTGCAGCGCTGCGCGCTGCACAACTGGAGAGCCTGTTACCCTACTGGGTATCAGTTGCGCGGGGCGGCGAGGGCGTGCACCGGCACCATCCCGCGCTTGGCGAGGAACGCCATCGCTTGTGCCGCTTCCTTCTCGTCCTTGGTCATGGCCGGCACTTCGCCACCTGCCTCGACGATCGCTGCTTTGAGATCCGCCAGCGCCAAGTCAGTCTCCGGCCGCGGGTAGTCGCTGGCAATCTTGTGGAGCGACTTGTACGCAGCGGCGAGCTTCTCAATCTCACCCTTGTCAGCCTTGTCGGGTTTGCAGACGCACGCCGTGATCTGTTCGTCCGTCAGCTTGGTGTCGGGCGTCTCCAGCTGGGCGCGAGCGACGTCCAGCATAGCATCAAAGGGCGACTTGACCTTGGGGCCATCCTCGTTACCCTTCAAGGTAAGGGCAATCTCAGTGGCGCGCTTGAGCATGCCAGCGGCGCTGTCAAAGGGATCGTTGAGGATCGGCAGCGCGCCCATCTTGATGACCTGACGAAACTTGCTGACCTGCACCTTGGTGCTGTTGTCCACCAAGGACGCGTCGGGCTTGGGGCCAGACTTGTTAATCCCGACGGACTTCACGCCATCAAGGTAGACGGCGTACATCTCCTTGGCGTCGTCTTCATCGACGACACCCTCACGCTCCGCCAGCTGAAGGGCTGCTTTGCTGCGTGACATGCTGCCTTCCCCCTCACTTGCGCCGAGCTTCTTCATGGTCGCCAGCGCTGCGTCATACAGGGGCTGGATGTTGCTTTGATTGGTCATGGTCATTCTCCGGTTTGGGTTGTGAATGCGCGTGGCGTCTTCGTGTCGCCACGCTGTTTTGAATCTGTGTAGTTACTCCGCGAGGTTACTCGGGAATATCTTCGACTGGCGCAGGATCTTCGTCATCCTTTGCCTTGGGGAAAGCTTCTTCGACGAACGCGTCAAACGCGTCGCCCAGTGCTGTCTTTTCAAAAACAGGCGGGATATACCGCTCACCGAAGGTCGGCATATACTCCTGTTCGGCAGGTGCCTGCATGCTACCTTTCAAGGTAAGCGACACTCCACGCATGCCATCCAGACCGCCAGCGGAGAAAAGCTGATCCACTGATGCATCGTTTGCGCCGCGCCGATGCCGCATGACATAGGATTTACGCAGCTTTTTCATACCCGCCACGAGTAGTTCGGCTTCCACCAGAGCGGCAGAAACAGCACGAATCCCCTGTACAGGCTCCAAATCGAACAGTTCCTTATTCTTCAATCTTACGATTGACAGCTCAGTTGACGGCTTCACTTATGTTACCTCGCTAAGTAGTGAAGAAGTAACGCCTAGATATGCTTTTCATGAAAGCATGTCAAGATGTTACGATGTTATTTGTTGTCTTGAGGGGGTGAAAAAGGCTGTTTTAAAGAATAAGCATCGAGCGGGTAGGCTAAGCCATTGATATTACTGTATATTGTCTTATTCTTTATTCTTTAACATTATTGTACGCTGACAGCTATCAAGTGGAGGGTTAAAGTGAAAACATGATATTTGAGGGGATGATAGGATCAAGTGGAGACTTGACATAGGTTACCTATCGGCCGCTGGCTGCTGTTGATATATGAATTAAAGAATAAAGAATAAAGAATAAGAAAAGGAAAACCCTCCGGCGCCCTAACCCCTTGATCTCACTCACTTTTCTTCTGGCGGCTCTTTTCTGCGGCGTTGCCCTGCCTGCTAACCCCTTGATATTACATCATTTTATTTTTCGCGGGTGTTAGCTGTGCTCTTGAATGCGCGTTTCGTGCTGACACACTACATCTTGTGGCGCTGTCTATAGGTAGACCCCCGTGGGGTAGACGATCACTATATGTAGTGTTACCCCCTCAGGTACGCGACCATGCGAACTTGGTGCGCTTGCCCAAGGCTTCACGGGTGGCGAGTGCAAGCGCGCGTTGGGCGATGATCTTGGCTGCGTGGTCAGCTTTCAAGCTTTCCAGCGTGACAGGAGCGGGGCGAGGCACGAGCTTGCCACGGATCATCTGATACTCGCCACGCGGTGCAGCAAGCTCAGTGTAGCTTGCCTGTATAGCATACTCAGTTGCTTCAGCCTTGGCCTTTACGACCTTAGCTTGCATTGCACGGTTAGGCATTGTTACCTCCAGAGGTAGGGCCTTACATGATAACACCACCAACCTTCGCAAGCCTTGCCTAGCGGGTTAGCCCCTACTGTCGGAGTGTTATCGTGAAAGGCCCTAAGCACATCGCGGATCAAGTCCGGCTGCGTTGGCGCAGATTGCACCTAGGGCAATTCCGTTTTCCCATGCGATTTTTCCGTAAGTAATTCCCGCCGTGCAGTCCTGACAATCAAGTCAGCGACCCTCAGCGGACGGCTGTGCAGGGTAATATCCCCCTATGAGCCGACTAGCATGGCATGATCAACGCATGTTGTGATCACCTAAAGAGCACAGGCCTAGCAGTCGGTGGCCGTCTTACCGTTGCACCCTAGACTTGGGGGGCGCTGTTCCCGTGTCATGATCTGATGTTTTGATCATCCACACCCTAGACTTGGGGGGGTTTACCCGGCCGGGTACCCCCACCCCCATATGGACATGCCCCCACCCCACGGGGGGTTCTTCTTTCAGGTACCTTACAAGCTTACATGCTATAAAAAACTAAATACCCCACATATACCCGCTTGATATATACCCCACACTATAGTACATCTACTCTATGAAAACATATCAGCTCAGCACCCCGCCTCGAATGCCAGGTATTTACCTTATCCGGCATAAACCCACAGACCGGCTATATGTCGGCCGGTCGCTAGACCTGTTTAGGAGATACTCAGATTGGAAGTTATCGCTTACAACCCATCTCGGGATACGCTCCTCAGCGATAAAGGAACTAGCCAAGCAAAGTTGCATCGACGATTGGGAGTTTAGTACTCTTATCGTTTACCCTGGAGCAACAGACGAGCAGCTTTCTGAGTACGAAAACCGGGCTGTTTCTAAGATAGGGGGCAGCTCGCCAGACCGGCTCTTGAACACTATTATGCCTAGTACCCCGCAAACGCCGCGCCCCCCTGGCGGTACGACGTCGCCAAAATCAGTGATTACCCTTGAAGGTAAGCCTACCACATACTCGTCTGCTGCAAAGATTTTAGGGTGTACTCCTAAGCAAGTGCAGAAGCGCATGGCACGATACAGAGGGCGGGGGGTTTACGAAGTGGAGGTAGAGGAGCTGAAAACCCTTTCCGAAAAATACCGGGCATAAAAAATGACATGGTAACATAACAGCAACATAGTAACTTGACATCCGACTACCCATAAAATAAAGTGCCCGCGTCACCTGTACCAAGCCTCGCCTCTACCAGACGCCAGCAAGGCCTCCCTTGCTGGCGTTACCCACCCAGGTAATAACACTGGCGCACCCCCAAAAATTCCAGTATAACTGCGGGGACAATCCATAGGAGCTCCCCATGGCGGATAACTTCGTTCAGGTTTCCAAGAGCATGGAGTCGCCCGCGACGCGGCACTTCTCGATTACTGCTAACGACTCTGTCCCACTGGCGGTCCGACCCCGAGCCCTGTATGTGCTGACCACGGGTAACCTGGTTATCAAGGACGAGTCCAACGTCACCCTTACATACCCCGTCGTGGCGGGCCAGGTGGTGACCTTCCGGGCGATGTACATCACGACAGCATCTACGGCTACGGTGGTTGGCTGGGAATGATTGGGTTCGGGCTCTCTCTGTGGGATAACAGCTCCGGCGCTGGCGCCTCCCCTCTGGCGCTCTACGCCAATGGTGAACCCGGTCCGTGGATCTCTCCGTCCAATATTATGAGCCTGTTTCAGGACTCCATCGGTACGACGCCCGTGACGGCCTACGGCCAGCAGGTAGGCCTCGCGCTGGACCAGTCCAACACGATGGCGCTGGGACCGGAACTGATTTCCGGCTCGTGGACGCTCACTGTGGCGGGGACGGCAACGGCAACGGAAGTTCCTGCAGGGACGCTCAACCTGACTGGCGATGGGACAAACAGCGCGATTGCGGACATGTCCATCGCGACGGTCATTGGTGCGACTTACAAGCTGACTGCTTCAGGGTCAGGTTCCGCTGCTGGTTTCCAGATCGGTCCTACGCAGGGCAGTAGCGCTATTGCTAACGGGTTTTTCCCCGCAGGGCCAAATACTTCGACTTTTGTGGCAACCTCAACAACCACTTGGTTGCGCTTTAATCGGTCAGCAGTCGGCACTGCTGTCGTCACCACCATCTCCGCCCGTCAGGTCACGCACCTCGGCAGCGAGCGGATCACCAACGGGGCGTTCCCGACTGACCTTAGCGGGTGGACGCAGGCCAATACCGGGGCTTCGACTGTCACTTGGTCGGCTGGCGTGGCGCTGTTCAATACGAATGGCGTGGATGCTGCGCGACTTCGGCAATCCTTTCCCACGGTTGTCGGTGGAACCTATCTAGTGTCAGTTGGTGGCACTGGAATTAACGTTGGTATAGGAACGATAGCCGGGGCAGTTGATATTGTAGGGGCTGTAACAACCCCTACTCAACCAACCTTTACCTTCGTTGCGACTACCACTACGACTTGGTTCAATACGTCTTCCGCCATCAACGGCTCCACACTCGACAACGTAACCGTCCGCCAGATCATCCGCGACGGCTCGGAAATGAACTCCATCCTGCCGTGGACCCTGACTGTCGCAGGCACCGCCACCGCTACGGAAAGCCCGACCGGGACGCTCAACCTCACGGGGGATGGGACCAATTCCGGCAACGCAGACAAGTCGTTTTCGACTGTCGCTGGGGCAACGTACAAGGTCAGCTTCACGGTCGCAACGACAGCAATTTTTGCATCGGTCGGCGTCACGCAGGGCGCGTCAGGTATCGTCGCGGCCACGTCTTTCAGCGCTGGCGCTGGCAGCTTCTACTTCCTCGCAACGGGTGCGACTTCATGGGTGCGCTTTGCCAAGACGGGCGCGGCGCTATCCATCGTCTCCAACATCTCCGTCAAACTCGTCGCTGGCGCTCACGCCTCGCAGCCGACCTCGACCAAGCGCCCCTACTACGGCCAGTGGCCCGCGCAGAAGGCACGGAACCTCGCGCAGTATTCCAGCGATCTGAGCAATGCCTATTGGATCAAGCAGGCTGGTGCCTCTGTGGCTGCTGCTGGTGTGAATACCCCGCTGGGCAACCCGGCGTGGACGATCACCTACAGCGCGATTGACGGAACTGCGCAGGTAAAGTCAGCAACGCGCACGGTCGTCGCGGGTGAAGTATATACTGTCTCGGCGTGGATTTCAGCCGGAACATCTCCCGCTGTGTCCTTGCGGCTTTTTGATGGTGCAGGAACAGTTGTTCCCGGCGCACCTTCCATAACCCCCACGGGGTCAATGGTTCGCTATACCTTCTCAGCGGCAATGCCGAACGGCGGGTCTGGGGCTTTCTTTGACATTCGGGGTTCGTCAGTCACCGCAGGCACCGTCATCGTCGGGGATATTCAGTGGGAGTTGTCCTCCACCGCCTCTGCCTACCAGAAGCAAACCGGGGCCGGGGTCTACTCCGATCCGCTCTACCGGAACTTGGCGAACGGGTCGGCTGATGTGGGGAACACGACCTATTGGTACGGATCGAACGCGAGTGCTGGGATCACCTACACCAAAATTGGATCAGGTATTGATATTGATGGTCTACCTTATGGTGATTTTACTATTTCGGGCACGGCCTCCACAACCGCCTCTCCCGACCTATACGTAATCACTAACTCTCGCGCGCCTGCGGCCCTCAATCAAGTCTATACATGCTCCGTTATTTCGCAGGTGATAGCAGGTACACCACCCCCCGGTGGAAGTGGGACGAGACTTGATGTGGTTGGGGAAACGGCACCCTCTACAATAGTAGAAACTTCTTTTGGGTCAGCCGGGGTAACAGGGACTGCCTCCACTAAGTCCACTACTCTTACTGTGGCAAATGCAGCAACAAACCAAGTCCGGTTGCGTGTTACGGAAGCAATCGCCAGTGGAGTGACGGTCAACTACACCGTTCGCATCAAAGCCCTCCAGTTCGAACTCGGCACCGCCCGCACCGCCTACCAAGCCAACTACTCGCAGTACCAAGTCACGGAGGCTGGGCTGCCCTCACCGGCGGGGCTGCTGTTCGACGGCGTGGATGACTTCCTTGTGACGCCGACGATCACGCCGGGGACGGATAAAGGACAGGTGTTCGCTGGGCTGCGGAAGCTGTCAGATGCGGCTCGGGCTATATTTGCTACGCAGCAAGGGACGGCATCGCGGCTGTCGCTTGAGGCTCCGGGTTCGGCGCTAAACAACTACACAACTACCTCCGGTGGATCAACGCTTGCGGGAGCAAATAGCGGAGCCATTCCTGCCCCTATCGCGTCCGTTGTCACTGCACTGGACGATATTTCGGGTGTGTCGCTGACTCTTCGCGTCAATGGCGCTCAAGTGGCCTCCAGTGCGGCAACGCAGGGTACTGGCAATTATACTGCTGGCGCTGTAACCCTCGGGACTAATGGATCAAGTCCCTTCAATGGCGTCATGAACGAGTTCGTCATGCGGTTCGGGCCAAACCTCACCACTGGCCAGATCACGTCGACCGAGTCCTACACCAACTCGAAAACCGTCGCATACTGATGATCATCTGGCATGACATGGGCGGGTCAGTCGATGAACGGCTGGCTCAGATGCAAGCCCTCGCCTACACTCATGTTGAAATCCGTGGTACCTGCGTTTCCGCCTGTACGCTCTTCCTCGGCTTGCCTGATGTCTGTGTATGGCCCGAAGCCATATTAGGTTTCCACGGTCCCCGCACAGCCCTCCCGGGCATACCCCTACCGCGCCGGGACTGGGAGCGCGTGACAACGCAGATGGGGCTGGAGTACCCCCTTGCCCTGCGCCAGTGGTTCATGGAGGTCGCTCGGTACCACACAGGGGACTATCTCGTCTTGAGCGGGGCGCAGGTTATCGCACTGGGAGCTAGAGCCTGTGACTAGCTGGTGGATCTTACCCTGTGTGGTAACTGGAGCAGTCGCTTGGATACTGCTCCTGGGTCACTTCTTCTAGGTCCAAGCCCGAGACGTCACTTGCTCGCGTGGCGCCCTGTTCCTCGGTCTCAGCCGGTTGGCGACCATATCACTCATACCACCATGAGAAGCTACACAGGCGTACTGGAACGCGTCTGCGACGTGGCTGTACTCATTCTTGTCCGGAGTGGGCTTACGCACCCCGCCGCGCGTCTTACCGAAGCGGTAACCCCCAGAGAGAGCGCGCACTAGCATAGGACAGCGTGACTCGTCGATAAGTACCGCCGGGCCACCTTCACGAGACCCCAGGAGCCAGCTCTCCACGGCGTTGAGGCGCTTGCTGATATCGTTGGTGGGGGCAGGGTAGGCAAGGAGCCCGTTGCGCTTGATGAGGTCGAACGACGTCTCTTCGTAGAGTGTCGATCTCTGGTTACCTGCGGGGTCACCCACGATATAGAGTGCCTTACCAAGATACCTCGGGTTCATCAGTACAGGACGAATCGCGCGCTGCAGTTGGAGCTCAAGCCCGATATCCTCGGCAATAATCTCTTCGAGAACGAGCAGCCGGCCGCGGTGATCGGGCTGACAGATTACAGCACAAGGATCTCGGCCGAAGTCGAGTCCGACAATGATAGGCCAACCCGAAACTGGCGTGAGATCATTGACGCAGTGCCAGTGACGATTGAAGCTCTCACGGAATACCGCCGTACCCGAGGGGTCATCGCCATACTGAGCATGCACATAGCGCTTGCACCATGTTGGGGAGTTAGATCGGATGAAGCGCTCATAGTACTTTCTACCTTGCCCCCTGCGGACCTCGTCTGTTACCGGAAGCTTCAGTGTTTCCGGAGTCTGTGTAAGCCATTCTAGGTTCTCTGCATTATCTTCCATACCGCCAGGCTGAATAAAGATCTGGGCGTCTGGCGGCGGCATAGACATGAACTTATGCCAGGGGGTACCTTCTGACGGCATGTTTGTGTCGCAGATAATACCAGACCAAGAGCAGCCACCTAGGGTAGCGCCGGGATAACGGCCGCAGCGACCTGCAAGCGGGGACATTAGGTCCACGTTCATCTCAATGGCTTCGGACATCCAGGCCCCGGTAAGCTGGAGCGACAAGAGACGGGCTTGATCTTCAGGGTTATCGAGTGGGATTAGGAGCCATTCACTCCGCACATCTCCGACTTCGATGTATATTGTGCTTTCTGAAACCTTATAGCTTGCAACATGCTTCAACCAGTCTTGAATATCCTTTAACACAGTGTCACGCAGCTGTTTTAATGTAGATCGCACCACAGCAAACCGGGTATATCTATATCCATCTGGGGACGGCGCCTGCTCCAGCGCCCTACGAAAAAGTTCAAAAAGGCATGCAGTGGTTTTACCAGAACCAACAGGACCTGCAATTAACCTAGTGAACGACTTTGACCGCATAAATGCTGCGCAAGTCGGAGGAGCTGTATAGTTAATCGCTGGCATAGTTATCCCTCATCTACGATACGAAGCAGCTTCAGCTTAGCTCTTTCGAGTAGCCATAGGTTGTTGGGTCCGTCGGACATCGAAGACGCGAAGTACTCGCTGCCGTCTTCCATCTCTCCGAGAACCAACACGCTCGATAGCTTACCCAGTGCAGCCTTTAGAACTCGATCCGGATCAAGATCCAGAGTAGTAATCCCGTTGAAATTTACGACATTCTCAGTCATTTCAGCCTCGCACGATTGGTAAACTGGTTGTATTTGAACTCGGAGGCCTTGTGACCGGATGCCTTAGCTGCCCGGTCCTTGGCGCGGCCGGCCGCACCCATCGCCTCACGAGTCTTACCCTTCGAGGTAAGTTCCTTGGTCCCGGGCTTGAGATCCCCAGCGCGCTGCAGCTGCTTGCTGGCGACGGCATAGGCCTCCTTCTCAGGCATTCCCTTGGCTTTGAGTTGGGATACCAGTCGGTCATAGAGCTTCTGCATCAGTTCATCCTCACAGGTTTGTTTCCAAGGGATATCGTAAACCACTTGCCGTCTTTATCCGGACCAGCGACGACTACAGTAGCCTCTTCAAACTCGCAGTCTTCACCATCGCAATCGAACATCTGCGTAACAGGGAGCCGCTCCTGATCCACAATAGCCACGATGCCATCAGCAGTATCCATCACGCGAACATACTCAGGCATCGCCTTCCTCCTCGGTCCAAGAGAACTCAATATCCGGATCATCTTCAGCAGGATACTCGCCGACGGTTACCTTGGGGGTAATATCCCGCTCAACGCGAAGCTGCTGGTCTGCGCCCAGATTGATCGTTACGGTGAGCTTCTCACCGGTGCCGACATCCCCTACGGTCCGCTCAAGTCCGGCTAGCTTGGTAATCGTCTTGAACACTTCAGTCTTGTGCTGCAGCGCCTCCTTAGAGTCGTGCATGCGAGTGTAGAACTCAGGGAGCGCCTCTTCTACCATTGAGAGGGCCTTCATCTTTACCCGCTCCTTGGTATTGATAGCGCTGTTCCACTCTTCGAGGGCGCCCTTCAGGTATGCCTTGAAGGTATAGCTCTCTTTGATGCTCTGCCAGCTATAGTCGTCAACCTCATACGTAGCCAGGATGTCGCCGATTTCTCGGATGTCCATGGCAATTTCTCTGGCCAGTTTCAGCAATACTGCATCGTTGAAACTAGGCTGTTGCACGGCGGTGGTAGCCATAAAGCTTTCCTTCCCACGAGGAACAGTTGCATTACCCCCTACTTATACTGTATCTATAGGCAAGTCGTCGAGAGTCAGGATATTTCAATGGCAGAAGCACTTGGCGCAGTCTTGCGCGTTGTAGGACCCAATCAGCTCGATGCAGCTATAAAGGCTCGCGACGAGGAGGCCGCCGCTGTCCAAGATGCAGCTTCCTCAGGTAACCAAGGTTACCCCGCTCTGTCGAGCCATATTCGCGGTGAGTTCGATATGATGAAGCGCCACCGCAACAACGCAGTGGCCGGCTGGTCTGACCGGCTCCTCAGTGCGCTCAGGGCCTTTAACGGCCAGTACGACGCCAACAAACTGAACGAAATCCGGAAATTTGGCGGTTCTGAGACCTATGCGCGTATCATTGCGATGAAATGTCGCGGTGCCAGCTCACTTCTGCGGGATGTTTACCTGTCTCCCGATCGCCCATGGGGGCTTGATGCTAGCGACGATCCCAAGATTCCGCCGGAGATCGCACAGGCAGTGACCCAGCTGGTTCAGAGCGAAGCCCAGTCTATGTCTGTCATGGGGCAACCCCCGGATATTGCCAAGATCCGCGACCGAACTATGCAGTTGATGGAGGCCGCACGCCAAGCTGCCAAGAAAAAAGCCGAGAAAGGCGCCCAGATCGCCGAGGATAAGCTCGATGAGATCCTGAAAGAGGGTGGATTCTACAAGGCTCTGGCTGAATTTCTGGTCGATTTGCCCCTTTTTCCGTTTGCAGTGATCAAAGGACCGGTTGTCCGGATCATGCCAGTAGTTACCTGGGAAAGTAACCAAGCCAAAATCCAGCAAATCCCGCGCCTGACTTGGACGCGGGTATCTCCATTCGATGTTTGGTGGACCCCCGGGGTCTCAGATATCGAAGATGCGTCGGTTATCGAGCGCACAAGGCTCACACGAGCCGATCTGAACGACCTTTTAGACCTTCCGGGGTACGATCAGGACGCTATTCGGTCGGTTTTGGACCTCTACGGGCGCGGAGGACTCAACGATAGCGTTGATGTTACCGATGCAGAGCGCGCGTCGCAGGAATCTCGTGAAAACCCGACACTGAACCAGTCCGGCCTGATCACATGCCTTGAATTTACAGGGAATGTGCAGGGGAAAATGCTCCTTGAGAATGGCATGGATGCAAAAACGATCACTGACCCACTTCGCGACTATTTCGTGCAGGCTTGGGTGATCGGGCAGTTCATCATCAAGGTCCAGCTGGCGCCAAGCCCGCGTAAACGACACCCTTACTATATCACAAGCTTTGAGAAGGTACCGGGTACCCCAGTAGGTAACGGTCTTCCGGACATCCTGTCTGATATCCAAGAGGCTGGTAACGCCACCCTACGCGCCCTGATTAATAACTTGAGCATAGCGTCAGGCCCGCAGGTTGTTGTGAACGACGACCGACTAGCGTCCGACGAAGATGGCGAAGAAATCTATCCATGGAAGCGCTGGCATGTTCAGAGTGACCCGATGGGAAACAATAGTTCCCAGAAGCCGATCGACTTCTTCCAGCCTCAGTCTAATGCCCAAGAGCTGCTCGGCGTATATCAGCAGTTCGTCAATATGGCTGACGACCTCTCGGCCATTCCCAAATACCTATCAGGGTCCGGTGCCTCCGGCGGGGCGGGGCGCACTGCCTCGGGCCTGGCTATGCTCATGGGTAATGCCTCTAAGATCCTCCAGACGGTGGCTGCGAACATCGACCGCGACGTACTTGAGCCTCTTCTGAGCGCGTTGTTTGATATGGTGATGCTTACTGATCAGTCTGGCATCCTGACCGGCGAAGAGAAAGTCCGCGTCCTTGGCGTTTCTGTGGCCGTCCAGAAAGAAACCCAGCGGGCTCGCCAACTTGAGTTCCTTCAAACGACTGCTAATCCAATTGATGCTCAGATCATCGGACCCAAGGGTCGAGCTGCTATCCTTAGAAATGTTGCAACTACCTTGGGTCTTCCCGGAGAGGAGATTGTCCCCTCAGAAGACCAGCTCGATGCTATGCAGAAGCAAGCTCAGGCCATGGCGCAGTCTCAGGGCGTACCCGGGCATGCAGGTGTTGGACAGCAGGCAGCAGAAGCCCAAGGGGCACAGCCTGGACCTCTTGGGAAGGATATGGGTCCTCGTACAAATATCGCTGGCGGGGTGGGCTAATGCTGTACCCCGAGTGCCCTCCTAACCGCCGCTTCAGCATCGAGAATATTATCAAAAGTCCCTACGCGGATGATCACAGAGACGATATCGACGAACCTGGCAAACCTAAGTTCAACACCCCAGAATACGGGTACGAGCTTCCAAGTATGCAGGATCGTGCAACAAGGAAGGCGAGGAACACATGAAGGCAGCAGTTCGCCAGATCAGAGGGCCGGGCATGAACCTGGGACTAAAGAAGCCCCGGGTTAACTTTATTGCCAAGCCCAAACCGTATAAGCAGCCCATGGCCATCAAGAAGGCCATGGAGTCTACCCCAAGTTCCTACTTGAGCCCGAGCTCAGCTGGAAAATCGCAGAAGCTCCCCAAGGCCCCTAAGGCCCCTAAGGCGCCGAAGCTCCCGAAACCAAACTCCTACCTTTGAGGTTCAACATGAAAAACTCTAATTCGGCCCCGAAGGGCAAGGAAAAAACCGACAAGTCGGGCTCCTTCGCTAAGGGCGGCACTACCAAGATGTTCTCGAAAATGGGCGCTGCTCCGGATACTGCCGGAACGGCTAGCGCTACCACGGCTCCCAAGTTTGACAAGAACCCTGCTAAGGGCGGAACCGGCCGCATGTTTGGCGAACAGAGCTCTGATCCGTCTCTACCCGGCACTTCTTCACCCAACAATGGTCGCCATGCTCCGAGCAACAAGTTCGGCGCCAATGGCGGTAAGGGTAAAATGTTCGGTAACACTGGCTCCACTCCGGCTCGTGCCAAGTAATCATAGAAGGATATGAACCATGTCTGTACGTAAGCTTTTTCTCGACCCCAACGACTACCCGGGGGCAATCGCTGATCTCAGCTCCGTTACCAACGCTATCACGGCGGCTGCCGGCGGCGGTCAGGCCAACGCTGTCGCTCTGGTCTCGACCTATAACCGCGTCACGACCGTGGCTAGCGCCGCGGATTCTGTGAAGCTTCCGGCCGCAGTGGCTGGTTCGCGCGTGGTTGTGTTCAACAAGGCCGCGTCGAACTCACTGAACGTCTTCCCGTCTACTGGCGACATCGTCAACGCTCTGTCGGCAAACGCAGCCTATGCGCTGGCCGCCACTAAGGGTGTTGAATTCATCTGCATGGTCAACGGTACCTGGGACACCATCCTGACTGCCTAAGGAGGACTAGCATGGAAGATCCAAACTGGCAGCGCACTGACTACAAGAAGACAGCTGCTCCGAAGCCTGCGCAGGCTAAGAAGCAAACCCTGGTCACTACGGCCAAGATGGGTAAGGCTCTGAACTCTGGATCTATGGATATTCTCCATATGGGAAAGAAAGCAAAGTGAGCCTAGACAATGATTTGATCCTCGCATCTGCGAGGCTTGCAAGGAGCGCCCCCGACAGCTGGAGACAGTTTTCGGAGGCGCTATCCGCCTACTCTTCCAACCAAATATCCAACTGCGTAAAGTCCCCCCTCGAAGAACTGCCCAGAGCCCAAGGACGTGCCCAAGCAATTGCGCACCTCTATGGCCTCTTGGCAGAATGCCTTACGAGCGCGGACAAAATCGAAGGAAAACGCAAGTGAGTGTAACGCTTCAGGACGATCCGAATATCAAGCTTCCCCGGTCTGTACGCGAAGCTGCGGCAAAAGCCGATCAGATGTTCCATTCGTATCGGGACTTCCCAGTAAACGAACCGACGAAAGAGGGCACTGACATTACCCCTCAGGTTACCCAGGATGGTAACCCCGAGCTGGCCGCTACTACCTTGACGGCCGATGTTCAAAACCCTGCACAGGTTACCCAAGAGGTAACGCAGCAGCCTACCGAAGACGACCAGTCTTGGGAGCACAAATATAAATCCCTTCATGGGCGGTTCCTCCAATCTCAGGGGCAGAATCGCAGCATGGCGGATCAAATCCGTGATCTGCAGGGTGTCATTGCTACTATGCAGGCTACGGCAGCGGCAGCTCCGGTTCCGCAAGTTTCCGACTTCAAGTTCGAAAGCCAGTTGACTCCAGAGGAGATCAACGACTACGGCGCGGATCTTCTGACCGTCGTCGGCAAGAAAGCTCGTGAGGAGTTTGCCCCGATCGCGAAAGCGTATGAGGCGAAGATCGCTCAGCTTGAGAGCCGGCTGGAAGGTTTCTCTGGGTTCGTCCAACAGGACTCGCACCAGAAACTGGTGTCCACACTTGATGCTCGGTTGCCAAATTGGCGCGAAATTAACACCAATCAGCAATATCTCGATTGGTTGAGCTTGCCTGATCCCTATTCAGGTGCTATTCGTCATGATATGCTGAAAGCAGCATACGCTCAGGGCAACGCCCCCCGTGTTCTAGCTTTCTTTAATGGCTTCCTCGCTGAAGAGGCTGTTGTGGACCCCGTGGCTAAGGAGCCGGACCAAAAGACGGTAACCGTCGATAAGGTCCCGCTCGCGACGTTCGCGGCACCCGGCAGAGCAAAGACGGCGGCATCCGCCCAGGCGCCCGCTGAGAAGCCCATCTTCACACGCGCTCAAATTGCTGGTTTTTACGCGGACATCTCGCAGGGCAAGTACCGCGGCAGAGATGACGCGAAGAACAAAGCCGAAGCAGAGATCTTCGCAGCACAGCGTGAAGGGCGCATCCGTTGATAACCTTCATCTGAGGAACTGAAACATGGCACTTCCGACTTCTGGCTTCCCAATTTCCACCGGTGTCTCGTCCCCGTCGATCTATCCGACTGGCGGTACGGGTAACGCCTTCCAGAGCAACGGTTTCATCCCGGAAATCTGGTCTGGCAAACTGGTCGAAAAGTTCTACGCCTCGACTGTTCTGTCGGCTATCTCGAACACCGACTACGAAGGCGAAATCAAAAACCAGGGCGACCGCGTTAAGATTCGCACCAAGCCGACGATCACCATCCGTGACTACCGCGCTGACGGTACGCTGGCTCTGGAACGCCCCGAAGGCTCGAACATCGAGCTCTACATCGGTAACGGCAAGTACTTCAACACGATCATCGACGACGTGATGGATACCCAGTCCGATCTGAACGCTTTGTCTATTTGGTCTGACGACGCTGCGCAGCAGCTGAAAATCAAAGTCGACACCGATGTTCTGGGCGGTATTCTCGGCGGCATGAACGCCAAGAACAAGGGCACCACCGCTGGCGTTATCACCAGCTCGATCAACCTTGGCGCCTCGGGCACCCCCCTGACCACTGTAGCTCGTTCGCCGTCGGCCGGTCAGGTTGAAATCTTGGACGTTATGCTCCGCTTGGGCCAGTCCCTTGACGAACAGAACATCCCGGAAGAAGGCCGCTGGATCGTGCTGCCGACTTGGGCCATCGCTCAGCTGAAGTTCTCGGAACTGCGCCAAGCCTACCTGACCGGTGACTCGGTCTCGCCCATGCGCAACGGCCGTGTCGGCATGATCGACCGCTTCACGATCTACTCGTCCAACCTGCTCCCCACCGGTGTCGCCGGCGGTCTAGCAGCTGGCGAGTTCGCAGTCTACGCTGGCCATGCCCACGGTCTGACCTTTGCATCGCAGATCTCGAAAGTTGAGACCCTGCGCTCGGAGCTGACCTTCGGTACGGTCCTGCGCGGCTTGCAGGTCTATGGCTACCAGATCGTCGACGGTACCGCTCTGGCGCAAGCTGTCGTCGTCAAAGGCTAAGGAATAGCTAGGGGGCCTAACGGCCCCCTTCTCCACAACCTCTGGTCCATACGGAAGGATCTAAAATGGCTCGTTTTGCTGCCTCTCAGACTAACCTCGGCGACTCGATCAACGTTGCGGTTGACGTCGCTAATGCCGGTCACCAGCGCACTGTTACTGCGATTGCGACCAACAACCCGACCCTGACCGCTGCTCAGCTGGTGAACGGTATCGTTCAGCTCTCTGGTCAGACCGCTGCTCAGAGTGTTACCACGGATACTGCGACCAACATTATCGCAGCGATTCCGAATGCTCAGGTCGGTCAAACTTTTGAGCTGATCGTCCAGAACGGCCACACGTCGGTCGCTACGGCGACCATTGTTGCTGGTTCCGGTGTTACGGTGACCAACACCTACGCCTCTGCTGCTCAGCCGATCACCACGACCCGCCAATATCGCGGCGTGATCACCAACGTCGGTACTCCCGCCGTCACGATCTACCCCGTCGGCCAAGTCGCGTAATCTAATGGGGGGCCTTACCGCCCCCCATTACCTCATGGGGTAAGAAGATGGCACTCGATACAGTCCAAGATTACATCGACCGCGCCAGGGTACTTCTGCTAGATCAAGTCGACCCTTATCGGTATCCAACGCTTGATCTTGTCGAAGCTCTCAATCTCGGGATTCTTGAGGCTCGCCGGCTTCGCCCTGATCTCCTCAAAGCGTACTTCGATACTACGCTGCCTGACTTTGACGGTTCAAATATGACCCTCACTGTGCCTATTGACCCAATGTACAGGGTAGCGTTTGTATACTATATTTGCGGCCAAGCGCAGTTGCGTGACGACGAGAACACTCAGGATAGCCGCGCAGCGGCCTTCTTGAACAAGTTTGTGGCTCAGCTGACTACCATTCAAGCGTGAGGGGATCATGACTAGCGTAGATATGACTCGCCTGATCAATCACGCTAAAATTCGCCTCCCCGGCGCGCTGGATGCGGCTATCCAGATGGAACTGTTTGCTCTGATGAACGAGTTCTTCCAGAGCACAAATATCTGGTTCCAAGATATCGCATTTGCTGTGACTCCAACATCAGATGCGTACATTGATAACCCCGCAGCCTATACATACACGCTGACTCCAACTCTGGGGTCTATCAGTCGTTTGGTGGGGGTGATCGACTCTGCAGCTATCCCGCAGCGGGCATACATGCCAATCCTCGGGAGTGTGGTGCTTGCCAACTCGCCCAACATATCGAGCACCTATACGGCGCGAGTGTCCCTTACGGTCACTGATCCGGTGACTGTTGATGGATATCCGGATTTCCCTGCATGGATCTTGAACAAGTACGGCAACGATCTCCTCGAAGGCCTTCTCGGCCGGATGATGTCGCAGATTGCTAAGCCCTACTCCTCGCCCCAGATGGCGATTTTCCATACCAAAAACTTCAAGCAGGCAGTAAACCAAGCCCGGGCTGAAGCAATGCACCAAAACGTATACCGTGGGCAGAATTGGCGGTTCCCGCAGACGTTCGCCAATAGCCGCCACCAACGCCGCTGAGGTACATCATGGCAGTCACGAACAAGTTCTACCAGTTCACCAAAGACCTGATCGACGGGAAGCACATCTTCTCAACACATACCTATAAGATCATGCTGACCAACACGGCGCCCGTAGCTACGAACCAGGTTAAGGCAGATATTACCGAGATCGCAGCCACCGGTGGGTATACCGCAGGAGGTAACACCACGACGATCACGGAGAGCACCACTTCTGGCACGGCCAAGATCGTGGGCTCCAACGTGGTGTTCACTGCCACCGGGGCTCTCGGTCCGTTCCAGTACGCTGTGATGTACAATGACACCCAGACGGTGCCGGCAAAGCCGCTCGTCTGCTGGTGGGACTATGGCTCGTCTATCACCATGGCAAATACGGAAACTCTCACCGTGGCGTTCGATGCAGCCAACGGTATCGTGACAGTCGTCTAAGGGGGAAGCATGACAATCCTAACCAAACATGTGTTTCAGTCTGCCAAAGCTGATGGCCCTGATTCAACGATTGTTCAACCTTCCGACTGGAACGACACCCACAATATCACCCTCGCAGCCGGCAAAGTTATGGGCCGCGACGCTTCCGCTGGCGGCGCTGTACAAGAGCTTCCGCTGGCCTTTGATGCGACTCTACAGTCGATGGTGCCTCCAAGCGGTACTACGGCGCAGCGCCCGTCTGTCCCTGTTGCGGGCATGCTTCGCTACAATACGACTCTGGCGCAGTTTGAGATTTACCGTAACGGAGCCTGGCAGCCGGTAGGTAGCAGCGCCTACTACAACTCTATCTCTCCTACCAACCCCAAGGCGGGTGATCTATGGTACGACTCCGTAGGCGGGCTCCTGATGACTTATACGGGGGCTGCATGGGTCGCTGCGGTCATCACTTCCGCCGTCGGCCTCTCCATTGTTCAGGCATCTACGCAGGCTGCCGCTCGCACGGCAATGGGTGCTCAGGCTCAGGATGCTGAGCTAGATGCAATTGCAGCTCTCGGAAGCACGGGATTTGTTACGATCACCGGTGCCGGTACGGCCGCATCGCGGAACATGGTTGCCGGTACCGGTATTACGGTCACTAACGGAAACGGTTTCTCTGGTAACCCCACCATCGCGATCAATAGCGCGGCATCCATCACTGGATCAGCCAACTATCCGACAGACGCAGCTGTGAAAACCTATGTGGACGGTCTGACGAGTACATCGGCTATCTTGACCGCGACAGCTGCGCTAACCGCTGGCGGGGTCGGAACTTATGGATTCTTTGATACGGTGCTGGCTGCGACTACCTACGCGCTTGGCGGTACTGTAGCCGGATCGTCATTGATCTGGGCTTCGGTTGGCCCCGGCGGCGAAGATATCTCCGGAAACCCTTCCGGCACTTGGCGGGCTCTATCTGTTAAAAGTAGCGCAGCAGCGAGAGCCGGACTTTTTGTGAGGACTGTCTGATGGAAAACGACGTCAACATCCGCAACTGCAGAGCTATTGTAGATGGACGAATTGACTGCGAAATTGAGCATCCGGTCTTTGGCTGGATACCCTTTACCGCCGATGCAAACGACGTGGAACCACACGGTAGAGCAATCCATGCCGCAGCGCTGGCCATGCTTCTCTCCGGAAAAGCTTAATGCGTACTGATACGGGAATTGAATATGGCCGACGAAACCTCTTGGCATCTGGATAAAAAAGTGCCCATAGCATTCATATTTACCATCATCCTGCAGACCGCCGGAGTCTCGTACTTTATCTCGGGATTAAGCTTTGAGGTCAGCGAGGCCATCAACCATAACACCACGCAAGACAACCGACTGGATGCCTTGACGACTACGACGCAGAGCCAGGCAGTCCTGACAGCTACTGTCACCCAGCAAATCGCTGGGCTGAAGGACACTCTGGAACAGGTACGCGAAGACCAGAAAGAAACAAACTCACTGCTTAGGCAGTCGCTCGGTAAGCAGCCGTAGCGCAACAGTTGAACCGCTTAGTCATAAGTGTTATAGCTTACCTACTGCGGTAACCTTTAGGGGATAACATGACCAGAACTTGGGATGCAGTCAGTGCTGAACGCCTCAAGGGAGTCCACCCCGACCTAGTCACCCTTGCAAATGCCGTACTTCAAAAGGCCCCGTGGCCCCTTCGCGTTACAGAAGGTCTCCGGACGATTGAGCGCCAGAAACAGCTCGTTGCCGGTGGGTTCTCCAAGACTATGAACAGCCGTCATCTTACGGGGCATGCGATTGACATCGTCCCCTACTTCGACGTGAACCACGACGGCAAGATTACAACCGAAGAGATGTATCGGCGCGATGGGTTCAAAATCTTGATCCCAATCGCGAAGCACTGCGCTGATACGCTCAAGATCGAAGTTACTTGGGGCTACGACTGGGGCTGGGATATGCCCCACTGGGAATTGAACCGCCGGGTATATCCGGCTTAGGAGGAACTATGAAGGCTGAAGAAGTTTGGGGCATTATCCGTACTGTTCTCGCTGCCCTTGGCGGCGTTGCTGTCGGTAAAGGCTGGATCGACAATGAGCTGCTCACTGCGATCCTGGGCGGCGGCGGCACGATCTTTATCGCCGTATGGTCGGTTCTGTCTAAGCGGGCAAGTAAGGCAGGGTAATGCTCAGCTTTGCGCTTGCCCTCATACAGGCGGCTTCCGCGCTGTTTCGCTACCTGGAGAGGTCAAACCTTATCCATGAGGGGGAACAGCTGCAAATCGCAAAAGAACTGGAGGCCGCTGCTCGGGCTGCCTCCATCAGCAAAAAGATTCGGGAACAGGTAAATGCGCTATCCAGTACCGAAGTTGACTCTCGTCTTTCTGGTGATTACCGCAAGTAACGGATGCACCCCGACGACTCGGGACGCTTCTTTGCAGTCTATGCCAAGCCTATGCGCCTCGTTTGAGGTCATTCATCCGTCTAGGGAAGATATGTTGACCACAGATACCAAGCGTCAGATCTTGGCACATAACGAAGTTTACCGGGCTATGTGCCCCATTGCCTAAGGTGGTAACATGACAAAAAGCTCTGGTTTTGCAGCGGAATTTGCCAAGCAGCGCGCTGCACTTGGCGCGGGGAAGACGTTTACCTACAACGGTAAGTCATACTCTACCAATCGAGCAGACGACGCCAAGCAACCAAAAGTACCCAAGCAGCCGGCTGCGACCCCGATTAAGCCACCGGCAAAGATATCGGTGAAGACTCTCGGTCCATCGGGTCCGCAGATCGCACAAGACACGATGCGGGCGCTTGGAGTTAAATCTCCGTCCGGCCCAAGCCCCGCTCAGAAGAACCCCTCTCTGGCGACGTACCAACCGTCCGGCGGTGACTTCCGTAAGGGCGGCATGGTTCGTAAGCCCACAGCAAAAGGAAAGAAATGATTATGGGAAGACCTCGTAAAATCGTAGCTGATACCCTCGCCGCAGAAGACGGCGAAATGACCATCGTTGCTCCTCTGACCGAAGAAGAGCTTGATGCTACTGAAGCCGAAGAGCTTATTGAGGAACCCGCCGCAGAAGAAGTTCCGGTCCCGGAGTCGACGCTGCTGGAAATGCAGGCCGGCGCTGCTGCTGTCCGCCGCTACCAGGCCATGGCTGATCTGGCCGCTGCTCAGACTGCCGAATCCAAGGAGTAACTCTAGTGCCGCCATTGAAGCTATCCAATTTTGGCGGCATGATCCCTGCAGTGGACCCTAACCTGCTGCCGGAAAACCAAGCGCAGCGCGCAGATAACGCCTGGGTATATCGCGGGACTGTAGAAGGGTTTCGAGCTCCTGCTCTTGTGCATACCCTCACTGATCCTCTGGCTACAAAAGTTTACCGGATTCCGATCGAATACTATGACAAGGATCACATCCCGGACTCGTACTGGCTTGAGTTCGAGAACACCGATGTCGACGTCATCAGTACACCAGTAGTCAACGATACCTACGACCGCTACTACTGGGCATTCTCCCAGACTGGTGGTGGCGGTGTCCCACAATATAACACGAAAGCTCGGATCGCTGCAGGACAAGCGTCGTTCACGCTAGGCATTCCTCGTCCCAGCTCTGCTCCGCTTGTCACCCGGATTGCCGGGAAATACTTCATCAATGCCTATGGCACGAGCGTAAAGGTGACCCAAGGCACTGGCACGGTCATCTATTACGGCCGTTCTTTTGGGCAGGATAGCGACTCATTTGGCACCGGGGGCGTCAATCCTACCAACCCGTCTCAATACGGCGCCACGCAGGCTATCTCGTCTACCCGCGGCAATATGGATCAGTCTCCGATTGCGTCTGGTAGCTCTACCCCACGCAACCAAGTCTCTGTACTTGGGAAGCATGTCGAGCTTCGGTATGGCACCGTAACTGCTGGCAAGCGCATAACGATTACAGATACCTCGCAGGTAACTCTCGGAACTCCTCCGACGATCGACCCGGTTTACTCTACGCCTATCTACACTGGCAGCGGAGTAGCCGAGACGCGGGCCTATGTATACACCTGGGTAAGCGCCTATGGAGAAGAGGGGCCACCCTCTCTGCCGACCACCTATGACGGCTGGAGCGGAGACCCATGGATCATCCAGCTGACCGCCCCTCTGAGCGGCGATACGACTAACCGCAACCTATCCAAGACGCGCGTATACCGCACCGTCACTGGCGTCGGCGGCTCTACCACGTACTTCTTTGTGGCGGAGCTAGATATCGCCATTACCACCTATACCGACACGACTCCAAGCACTGAAGTCGTCGGCAACAACCTCCTGCAGTCATACTACTACGAGGCTCCTCCTACCGATCTGGAGGGGTTTGCCATGCTCCCCAACGGCATCGTGGCAAGCTGGAGAAAGAACGAGGTATGGTTCTGCGAGCCTTTCCTTCCGCATGCTTGGCCGTCGCCGTACACCATCGCAACAGAGTATCCTATTGTCGGTATGGGAGTGATCGGTCAGTCCCTCATCGTGTGTACTTCTGGCTCACCTTACGCCATTTCAGGCATTAACCCTGCTACAATGTCGATGTCTCGGATTGCTGCCAACGAGCCGTGCATGTCTCGGGGGTCAATCATCTCAACCCCGCAGGGGGTCATGTATGCTTCGCCCAATGGACTTGCCGTAGCAGTCCCCGGAGCTGTCAGCATCATCACGCGAAACATGATCACCAAGGATCTATGGCTAGATCAGACGAGCTATATTTCAGTCCCCACGCTGCGGGCTTCGCTCTTGAACGGCAACTACTATGCTTGGGGTTCTGTTCGCTCTGGCGGGTTCCAAGCCGACACGTTCCAGACAGACTCGTTCGCTCAGACGGACTATACCGGGTCGTATAGGGGCGCCCTTATCGACATTACAAATCCGCGCGTGTCGTGGATCAACCTTACAAACGACACCCCGATATACAATTGCTTCACTGATCAGGTTACCGGAGAGGTACTTCTCATCAAGGACGGCGGTGTGTATTGGCTCGATCTGGCTAAATCACGTACCCACCAACCGTACATCTGGCGGTCCAAGATTTTCGAGTCCGTGAACAAGCGGAACTACGAAGCCATGCGAGTGTACTTCTCTACATTCGATGACACTCCGCCGCTAAGCACTGTGGCAGTTACAAGTCCGACCACGCTCGAATCGAACATGTACGGCATCGTTCGCGTTTACGCAGATAATGTGCTAAGGTATTCCAGAGAGATCAGATCCTCCGGCGAGTTCTTCCGCCTGCCGTCTGGGTTCAAAGCCCAGTATTGGGAAGTGGAGGTTGAAGCCCGGGTAAAACTGATCTCTGTTGAGATGGCTATGACTGCGAAGGATCTTGCTAATGGCTAACTTCTCCTCGATCCCAGACTTTACGACCGACATTGTCAGCATGGCAGCGTCGTTACGTATCATGAAGGATGTTGTCGAGCAGCTTGCCGGCTTGCGTCAGGGGGGTTCTGTAGGTTCGCCCCTGATGTATATCCAGTCCTATGAACCTGTTCAGTCGTACCAGTCCAAGTTCCGGAAAGGGGATCTATGGATCAGTGCCGAGAATGTAAATCCGGCCGGAAGTCAGGTAACCTCTAAAGGTAACCTATACTATTGGACCGGGTACTCATGGCAACAGATCACTTTCGTGGTGTAAATATGATCACCGTAAACAATGCAGAGCATGGATTCAGGATCGCCATGGAGGCGGGCTGCACATTCAACCCTGCTGTTGATCAGGTTATCGCACGCACGGAGGACAACGAACTCTACGGCGGGAACATCTATACTGGCTATACGGGGTCTAGCATCCAGCTCCATACGGCAGGTTTTCGGCCGAACTGGGCTAACCGAGACTTCCTCTGGACGGCGTTTGATTACCCGTTCAACCAGTTGAAATGCACTAAAGTGTTTGGACAGGTTCCAGAGACCAACTCGAAAGCACTTGAAATCGACCTGAAACTTGGGTTTAAGATTGTCGCACGGATTGAAGACGTTTTCCCCGACGGAGCCTGTATCGTTCTAGCTCTCGCCCGCGAAGACTGCCAATGGCTGAAGCTCAAACCTCGCGCTGTAAAACCCGGAATGGAGACTTGAGACATGGGCGGTAAATCAAAAGCACCTGCGCCACCGGATTACACGGCTGTAGCCGCCGCGAGCGAAGCAGCAGCTAAGTACAATTTTCAACTTGGGCAGGATCAGCTGGCCTGGGCCAAGAGCCAATACGCTTCAGACAGCAACATCGTTAAGCAGGTTGTTGATGCATCTCTTAACCGGCAAGCTGTGAGCGATCAGAGCGCTGCATCCGACCGAGCTCGGTACGAGAGGCTGTATCAACCACTCGAAGATCAAGCGATCAACGACGCCAACTCGTATTCTTCGCAGGGTCGCCAAGACTATGAAGCCGGCCGCGCGGGCTCTACAGTCGCACAGCAGTTTGACAGTCAGCGGAAAGCAGCAGCGCAAAACCTTGAGGCCTTTGGTGTCGATCCATCGAGCACTCGTTTTGCTGCCCTGGATGCCAACTCGCATATCCAGCAAGCCGCCGCGACCGCCGGTGCCGAGAACCAAGCTCGCACGCAGACAGATGCTATGGGGCGCGCGCTGCGTTCCGAGGCCATCAACGTTGGTCGGGGCTACCCCGGGCAGATTGCTGGTACTTATGGCACTGCCCTGCAGTCTGGTGCTTCCGCTGCCAACTCTGCGCTAGCGGGCACTGCTTCTGGCGCATCTATTATGGGAACGAATACGCAGTATCAGGGTCTCGCTAACCAAGCCGTTGGCCAGTGGGGCAATACCCTTAACAACAGTTACAACAATCAGTTGAACCAGTTCAACGCCAACCAGCAAGCTAGTTCAGGGATTGGCAGCTTGCTTGGCGCCGGCCTTGGAATGGCAATGAATTTTGCTGAGGGCGGAGCAATCGGTGCGGGGGATGTTGTTCCTCCGTCGGCTTCTCCCTCGCGCGGTGCTGCTATTGACGATGTACCTGCAGCTATCGGGGGCGGTGGAAACGCTCGGATCAACGTTGGCGAGTTCATTGTTCCTCAGGACGTAGTCAACTGGAAGGGCGAGGAGTTTTTCCAGAAGCTTATTGAGGGCTCTCGTAAATCTAAAGTGGAAGCTCCAGCCAAACCAAGCTATGCTCTTCCGAACACGGGTACGCAGAATCCCCAACCTCGCCCCTCTAGCGGCGCCATTCCCACGAGGTAAGCGATGAGCTTTTCGCAAGAAATGAAAGACTTCGTCTCCGGGTGGGGCGCTGTCAATGATATGGTCAACAAGAAGAAAGAGATCGAGCTCCACAAGCAAGAACTTGAGGATATGAAGCAGTATCGCTCCGATACTATTGATCTCCAGAGGCAAGAGCTCGACCTGAAGCGTGAAGCCCAAAGCCGCCGCCTTGCTCTGGCCGGATCAGGATCAACCCGTGCATCTGACAAGGCTGCCGCTGCCGTCGCAGAAGCGGTGCTTAAAGGGGTAGATGTGTCCGGATATACACCAGAGGGTGGGGATACCTCTGGAGGTAACACTGATACAGTGGATACTGCTCCAGATTACCCGGCCGACGCTGCCATCCCTGAAGACCCGGTTTCGATGAATTATCGCGGAGGGATGGTTCAGCGCTTTGCCGCCGGCGGCGTAGTTGATCCTGCTGCAAATGATGGGTTGATCGTACCTAAAGAGGATACCGCTCCGGTAATCCCAAAGCTTCCAGCTAGATCAGCAATCCCTACTCAGCCCGCTACTTCTGCTGCTACAACTGCTGCGCCGCAACAAACTGAAGCTGCTACGGCTGCACCGAAGACGTCGCTCGTACTAGATGCCTCTCTGCAGGCCATGAAAGATGCCGCTCCGTCTCTTATTGCCGATGCCAAAGCTGCTCGTACTGGTACTGGAAACCCAGCAACTGACATTGCTACAAATAAGGGTGGACTCTCTACAGAGGAGTGGCAGGCTGCAGTTAAAGCGATCGACCCCAACGGTGAGATCCCGTCGTACATGCAAGGCGCTGCGGTCCTCGGTTCAACTTATCGGTATTTTGTCGAGCATGGGCAAATGGACAAGGCTCGCAAAATTGCCAAGGCGATCATCATTGCAGACAAGCAAATGACCCAGACCCTGGGCGCACTGGCGGTCAACGCTATCCAGAATGGCAACGAAGACGCTGCGATCAAGCTCATGGGCGACGCGTTCAATCGGTTCCCCACGGGCCACGAGGTCAAAGTTGTCAAACAACCTGACGGTAGTATCGGGTATGTGGTTACCGAAGGGGGTAAGACTGTTCAGCAGGGTTCTCTGAATACTCAGCAATTCTGGCAATTGGCGAACAAGGTACAGGACGGCTCGCTTTATATTCAGCAGATGGGGTCTGTGGCTTCTTCTGGAGGCCAGAAACAGGGCGGCAGCTACGCCGAGTCTCTGCAAGCTGTATCTGATGCGGCAGCGCAAACTCGTGCTGCAAAGCAGCAATACGATGCCATTACTACAGAAGGCGCCAATGGCGATGCTGAAGCCGCTTTGAAGGCCTGGCGGGAAGCAGATGTAGCCGAGCGCGCTGCCAAAGCCGCTGCCCTCAAAGCTGGCCGCCAGACCTACACTGAAAAAACCAATGTAACCACCGCAGATGCGGAGCTGATGCGGTCTATTCAGAGCGCAGCCGAGTCGAAGAGTCAGGCTGTACCGGCAGCCCCCTCTGGTGAGACTGCCAGCGCCAGCGCTGATGGCGGTCAGGGGTGGGGCGAGTGGGCACTCAATAGAGCTACGTCTATTACAAACCCGGTAGCTGCTGCCATCAATGCGGTCGAAGACGCTAAATCTGTGTACAATTACCTTGGCGGTAACCAGCCCACGTCAGCGATCCCTGATGGTCAATCGGCAGCACAGCCCCAAACGCAGCAGCAAACGCAGCAGCAAGATGCGCCGCAGATCAACGAGATTGTCCCCTACCAAGGAAAGAACTACCGTTTCCTTGGCGGAGACCCCTCTAACCCTGATAGCTGGGAAGCTGTTCCATGAGTGAAGGTCCGTGGGTTAAGTATGGTCAGGCGGCTCAGGATGCGCCAGCGCCTGAAGCCAGTGGACCGTGGGAGTCTTATAAGACCTCAGATAAGGCACAACCTGATAAACCGATGTCTCTTCTGGAGGAAGCATCCGTTCCGTTCAGGAGCGCCGCCGCCGGTTTAAACTCAGTCAATGAGGGTGTGTACAATATCGCCTCTACTGCGGCAGCGGCTCTAGGGTCTAAAGGTCAGGGATCTTGGACCGATTACTTTCGCCAGCAAGCAGATGCTAGCCATGCATTGAGCGATAAGATCGAAGGGAAAAAAGCTGATAGCTGGCTTGGGCAGCAGATCCAGAGTTCATTCAGGTCAGTCGGCATGGCGGCGCCCGGTATTGCCTCTGCAATTCTGGCTCCTGAAGTAGCAGGACCTGCAGCGCTTTATACGTCCATAGCCCCCGGCGCTATTGTGCAGGGAGGCGACTCTGTACGGAAAGCTACAGATGAGGGTGCAAGCCCACTTCACGCCCTTATTTACGGCTTTACTGATGCTGCTGCTGAAGTTGCCTTCGAAAGACTTCCCCTGACTAAGCTCTTGAAGGATGTCCAAGAAGGTACTGGCATCGGCAAGACGCTGCTTCATCAGATCATTACGGAAGTACCTTCTGAGGTAGCCACTACGCTATTTCAGAACCTGAATGAGTACACTTCGCTACACCCTGATAAGTCGTTCATGGACTTCTTGAAGGAACAACCTGCTGCTATACGTGATACTGTTGTCCAGACACTGATTATGTCTGGTACGATGACTGGCGGCGCTAAGGCAGTTCAGCATGTGGCCGGTAAATTCGGCGCTGAACAGATCCCCGAGACTGGCCCTGACAAAGCTCAGGCAGATGCACTAGCTGCTACGCCTATCGCTACGCCGAATGCCAAGCCTGCTACCGGCGTCCAGATGTCTCCGGAAGTCGCCGCTGCATTGGCGGCTGTACGGGCTAAACGCGAAAATCCCAAAGCCCCGGTTACCGAGCAGGGTAATGCACCCGCTACCGAAGCACCCGCTACCGAAGCACCCGCTACCGAAGCACCCGCTACCGAAGCACCCGCTACCGAAGCACCCGCTACCGAAGCACCCGCTACCGAAGCACCCACTGACCAGAATGCTTCTGGGGATACCCAAGAGACAGTACCGGAGACGCCGGATACTCTGGCGGAGCAAAACAAGTCTTTGCTCGACCCTGCCAGTTCTCGGAGAGCTGTGTACATCCCTGCGGAGACAATCGCTCAGGGCAACGTGGATCTTCCGACGGGAGCTAGGATTGCATCCTACCGCACCCCCGATGGCGGATTAATCTTCTGGAACCGAAAGAAAATCGACTTGGGCGCAAGGGCTATTGCCGCGTTCTACAAAGATGGCTCGTTGGGTAAACTCCTGGGACTCGGCGACTTCACCAAGGCAGACGTGGCACAGAGCGCTGCGCAGGGTAATACCCCTGTCGCCGTCACGGAACGTACCCCCAATGGTACGGAGGTTAAGGCGGCTGCAGGGACGACTGAAACCGCGCCGGACCAACTGGCAGCACTGACTGCTCAGAAGGACGCCGGCAATACGGTGCAGGTGGAGTCCCCGGCTGCGGTATTGAATGCGCGCGTGGCTAATCAGGACATCACGGCAAATGTGGATACCCCACCGGTATCTAACGGCTCTGTGCTATCTAAGATGACACCAGAACAAATTGCAGCAATCGAGGCTAGGTCTTCTAAACCGGCGACGGTAGCACCTGTTGCCAATGCGCCTGTGCAGGGACCTGTCTCTACTCCTGCACAAGCCCCTATCCCGCTTGTAGAAGAGCAGAAACCTGCAGAGATGTCGCTGCCGGTAGAAACACCTAAAGCAGAGGAACCTAAGGTAGTCGTTACCCCCGAGGGTAAGCGTCAGATTTTTCTGCCTACTTCGCAGGAGACTACAGATCTCATGGAT